ACTGGTTCAAGCCGCTGAAACGTAAGCCGTATGAGTACAAATCAACACGCCACATTCCCAGCATTGTTGCGGGCAAACGAGTCTATTGGAGCCCAGTATGAACTTCTGCATTGATTGCAAGTATCACATTTACAACACATCTGGGATTTCTGGCTTTTATTGCACGAATCCTGCGTTTGCAAATCCAGTGACAAAAGCAGAAACGCCATGCAAAGAGGCCAGACCATCTAGCCGCGAATCGGATGGATCGTATCTTGAATGCAAGCAATTCGAGGCAAAGGAGAGCACATGAACGTCTGCGTTGATTGCAAGTATTTCCATGACAAACGCGTATTTCTGAGAATTAATTTTTCCCCTGAGTTGTGCCTGCACCCAGAGGCGGCGCATTTGATTACTGGCGAGCCTCGGAGTTGCTATTTGGTCAGGACTGATAAAGAAGGAATTATGAAATCATACTGTCATCTATTCGAGGCAAAGGAATGAAGCCGCGCATCAACAAAAACCAATTTGTCTTTGATCGTCCTGAGTCGCGAGACATTGCGGAGTACATCGGGAAGAATGGATGCGTGGACAGTATCAAGTTGAGGGAACTGTTCAAGGGCGACATGAGCGACTCTTATTTCAAGTCAATCCTGCAATGCCTAGTAGCCTCTGGCGTCGTGACGGTAGGCGGTTGGACAAGGCCGAAGGGGCAACAGTGTTGTAGGCAGTACGAGGCGACACCGACATGGCGCAAGGCTCTGGAGGCGGCTGTAGAAGTCAGGCGAGTGCAGAACATGACGCCATCAAAGGGAAGGCCGAGGGCGGGCTATGTGCGCATCACTTATCCGACGGGAGAATGGTTGCCAGATTGGAAGCCATTCCGCGATCCGATGCATACACTACTCATGGGGAAAGTATGAATAAAGAACAGACGAAGAAAGCCATTGAAGTGATGGAGGCTTATGTTGATGGCAAGAAGATCGAATGCAGAACCAATAAAGAGGATTCTTGGGGCGAGTGTGCGACTGGCCCTTTGTGGAGTTGGCTTCATACCGAATACCGTGTTAAGCATGAAGTCATCAAATACAAGCGGGCATTGATGTACTCCAGCATTACAGATAGGTACTTTGTTTTCTCAATGTTAGAAGGGGATGAAATAAACCAATGGAGCCTCGTTCGCTGGATTGATGAGGAATGGCAAGATGTAGAGGTATGAGAGATTTCCTAATCGACATGCTAAAGACCGGCGCATGGCTGTTCATCGCCTGCAACCTCATGCAATTCGCTTTTAACCTGTTGATAAGAAAATGACCTCCTACGAGCTAGTCCTCGCCCAACTAACAAGCGGGCCAATGACGCGCAGGCAGCTCGAAGAAATCACACACAGGGAGCTTCGCAACGTCCTGAGTCATATGCGGGAAGATGGGCTTATCAAGATTCATGCCTATGAAAACAGCCCTATAAAGGGAAGGGTCACAATCTACGCAATAGGGGCGGAAGTGCGGAAGAAAGCGGCAAAGCGCGTCAAGGTCAGGGCGGAATCGTGGGTAGACACCTGGGCGCCATTCCGCGACCCGATGTACACGGCGATATTCGGGAAGACAAAGTAAGGCGCACACAAGATAACGGGATGCGGTGAGAATCGGGTCTGTCTCCACGCGCTCGCAAGAGTGTTTAAGGGCGGCTCAGTCCGCCTTCTTTTTGCTACCCGTTAGGGCGTGAAAATGTCTGAAGTAAACCCGAAAAAAACGACCAAATTCGGCAAGGGTAACCCCGGCAAGCCTAAGGGCGCATTGTCAAAAACGACAAAGCTCGCCAAGGAAGCAATTGTCCTTGCTGCTGAAGGATTGGGCGGCGTGCCACGGCTGATTGAATGGGCGCAGGAAGACCCAGCAAATGAGCGGGCGTTCTGGTGCAACATTTATACGAAGCTCGTCCCAGTGCAAGTTACTGGCGATGAGGGTGGCCCGATACAACACAGCATCACCGTTCGCTTTGGAAAATGACTATCAGGATTGGAAAGCCTTTCGAGTTCCTGTTCGAGAAGAGTCGCGGAAAAGTTGCTTATGGTGGTCGCGGGAGCGGCAAGAGTGTCTCATTTGCGAGGGCTCTCCTGGTGCAGGGTGCAGCCTCCCCACTCAAAATACTGTGCGCTCGAGAAACGCAGACTTCGATCAATGAATCCGTTTACGACCTACTGCGCACGCAGATAGGCGAATGCGATCTGGAGTCGTTCTACGAGGTCTTGTCCAGCGAGATACGCGGGAAGAACGGCACACGGTTTGTATTTGCAGGCCTGCGTCAACAAGGCATAGCGAATATCAAGTCGTTCAACGATGTCGACAGGTGCTGGGTAGAAGAGGCGCAGGTGGTCTCGAAACGCTCGTGGGACGTATTGCTGCCCACAATCCGCAAGTCTGGGTCTGAAATCTGGTGTTCAATGAACCCAGAGCTAGACACGGACGAAACCTATCTGCGGTTTATCCAGACGCCTCCCGATGGCTGGATAGTGAAGCGGGTGAACTACGACGAAAACGAGTGGTTCACGGAAGAGTTGGAAGCCGAACGCATGGACACACTCAAGCGCGACCCTGCTGGCTACAAGAACATCTGGGAAGGAAACCCACGCGCTGCGGTTGATGGCGCTATCTATGCCGATGAAGTGGCGAAGTCGTATGAACTGGGCAGGGTGAGAAACATCCCGCACGATCCGCAGTTGCGCACGCATGTGGTGTTCGACCTAGGATTCAATGACTCGATGGCGATCATCCTGGTGCAGAAAGTAGCGTCAGAGATACGGATTATTCATCACCTCGAGGATAGCCAGCGCACGTTGGCCAGCTACTCACAAGAGTTGAAAACGCTCGACTTTGGCGGAGAGCCGATAAATTGGGGTTCTGTCTACCTGCCTCACGATGGTTTCGCGGTCAGGCATCAGTCAGGGATTGACGATGCAAGCGTTATGCGTGGACTAGGTTGGACGATCGCCCAGACGCCGAATACTTCAGTCGAGTCTGGAATTAACCGAAGCAGGGAGATGTTTTCGCGTGTCTACTTTGATGCGGAACGCTGCGACAGGCTGCTCCAATGTCTTAAAAGGTATCGGCGGCACATCAGCAATTCAACAGGCGCGATTGGTGCACCTATCCATGACGAGTATTCGCACTCAGCGGACGCATTCCGCTATCTCGCGCTTAATGAGCAGAATCTGACGAATGAAGAGTGGGGCGGGCAGAAAATGAACTATCCGCGCCTTAATTACGCATGAGGCGCACACAATAAAAGTTAGGCGAGGTAATTTCGGCCAATGACTGCGGATGCTGTTGCATCTAAGCGAATAGTCATTTACTCCAAGGCCAACGATGAAGCCGGAACCCATTAGCGATGACGAGTTGCTTGTCATTACAGACAGAGAAATTCGCAACGCTTTCGGTTATCGCACTGGCAAATTGTCCGAAGCAAGGCGCAAGGCTTTGCAGTATTACATGGGCGTCGCAGTAGGCGATCTAGCCCCCCCGGACATTGAAGGCCGCTCCCAGGTTGTCTCGCATGATGTTGCGGACACCATCGAGGGCATGCTCCCTGAACTTCTAAAAATCTTCACCGCTGGCGATAACGTAGTGGAGTTTCTCGCTCAGTCTCAAGAGGACGAAGAGGGCGCAGAGAATGCGACGGATTACGTCAATTACGTTTTCTACCGTCAAAACTCAGGCTTTCAAACGCTATATACGTGGTTCAAGGATGCTTTGCTGTCTAAAACCGGCATCCTGAAAGTGTATTGGGATGACAAGGTTGATATCGTCCGCGAGGTTTACAACAGCCTGAACGACATTGAACTTGCAACCATTGCGGATGATGAAGAAGTCGAGATCATCGAGCACACTGCGATCCCTGATGAAGAGGGCGAAGAGCAGAAACAGCAGGTTGTCCAGCAGCTAGCGCAACAGTTGCAACAGATGCAGGCTCAGGCGCAACAGATGCCGCCGGAGCAGATGCAGACTGTTGGACAGCAGATGCAGCAGCAGATGCAGGGATTGATGCAGCAATTGCAACAGGTTCAGGCAAGCCCTGTGCCGCCGTTGCACAACATCACCTGCAAGCGCACTAAAAAGGGTGGACAGGTCAGAATTGAGAACGTTCCGCCTGAAGAGTTCCTGCTGTCTCGCAAGGCTAAATCCATGCGGGATACGCCGTTTGTTGCACATCAGCGGCAACTAACGATCAGCGATCTACGACAAATGGGCTATGACGTTGGCGACGATCTGACGGATGACGATCAGATCAGCGCATTGTCGGCAGAGCGCATTGAGCGGGTATCGTCAGACGATGAGTATGGCGGCTATGCTGCGGCGTACGACTCCAATAACACGACACCCGAGATGCGTAGCCTATGGGTGACAGAGTGTTATATCAAATGCGACCGAAACGGCGATGGTCTGGCCGAATGGCTCAAGGTGTTGCGTGCTGGACACCAGGTCATTGAAGTAGAGGAATGCGACGGCCCTCCGTTTGTCACGATCTGCCCGATCCCATTGCCGCATCGCTTCTTCGGCTTCTCGATTGCCGATGTAACGATGGAAACGCAGCGGGTGAAAACCTCCCTGCTGAGAGCTGCGCTCGATAACCAATACATTCAGGCTAACGGGCGCAACTGGGCGGTAGAGGGGCAGGTAAACCTTGATGACCTGATGACCTCGCGGCCTGGCGGCGTTGTCCGCGTCAAGACTGCCAACGCGGTTGGCCCTATGCAGCAAGGCCTTGGCGACTCACAAGGTGTGATGAGCTTGCTTGAGTACATGGAAACCGTCAAGGAAGCGCGTAGCGGCTACAAACGCCACGGGCAATCGACGGATACCAATGCGCTTAGCACGACGGCAACAGGCGTCAACGCGGTGCAGGAAGCCGAAAGCGAACGCGTTGAACTGGTAGCGCGCATTTTCGCTGAAACCGGCGTGACGGATCTGTTCAACCTAATTCTGAAGCTCGTTTGCCAGTATCAGGACAAGCCAGCGCAAATGAAGGTCGCGGGTAATTGGAAGATCGCCGACCCGCGCGAGTGGAAAAATAAGTTTGATCTTTCGATTAACGTAGGTTTGGGCACGGGTAACAAGGACGCCATTGTTAGTCACTTGATGGCGTTGCAGAACTTCATGGCTGGGCCTGCCGCAATGGCGGGCATTGTTCAGCCCGAGAATTTGTATAACTACGGTGAAGAATTGGTGAAGAACCTGGGGATTAAATCGCCGGACAAATTTTTCACATCGCCCGACAAGATCAAGCCGCAACAGCCTCCGCCACCTGACCCAATGGTCGCAATCAAAGGGCAGGAATTGCAGG